GAGATTATCGCGGACGTCGACGTTGAGCATCGCTGCCGTCACGATGTCGTCGCTGATGCCAGTCCAGTCCCGCGGAGTCGTCCATGCCATTTGCTACCTCCTACTGCGCCGGGAACCGGAATGGGAACTCGTAAGCGAATCCCTTGCTGACGATCCTCGACAGCCATAGCAGCCGGGGCGGTGGCTCTCGCTTCGCCTGTTGGATCATCGGCCTCGCTGTCACCGTCGTCATGCCCATCAGTGCGTGTGATTCCCCGCTGCCGCCTGCGTCGATCCTGTTCCCAGGGTTCGCAGGCTTGCGGTTCCCGCTACTGCGTCGGCGTACAGCCCGACCAGCGCGGCCCCATAGTATACAAGGTTATTCCCGTTCCTCTGAATCCTCCCAGCCGTCGACGGGTTGCCGGACTGGTCAGCCAGCACAGGGATCGTTAGGGCCGCCAGAGAGACGCCTGAGAGCGTCGAGGAGCCGTTACCCGCCGCACCGCTGTGAGCGTGGGCTGATAGGACATCCTCGTTCGCCTTGATCTGGGCATTAAGGATCGCGGCGGTCACCATAGAACTCGTCCAGCTTTTCGGTGTTGTCCAGGCCATCAGAACGCCGGGACGGTCGAGGTGCCGAGGACTCCGACGCCCAGCACCCAGAACTGGGAATACCCACCGGAGGCGGGCGATAGCTGCCAGGACGTTACGTGCTGCATACCGCCAGCCGTCACGGTGTGCTTCTCGGACTCGACGAAGAAATCCGCGTCGATGCCCAACTTCGCATCGTTCGTCGCGGTGATCGTGATCCGGTCGGATAGATCGCGGGATAATGCCTGCCCGATATTGCCGCTCGTAGAGGCCGGGACGACCATCGTCAGAATATTGGTCGGCGAGCCGTAGATCACCGCGTGATAATCGCACCAGTCTTGAGCCTCGGAGGTCGTCGGGATAAATTTGGTTTTCGCGACGTACTTCCGCTCCCCATATATGCCCTGGGAGGTCGTGTCGATCGCCCGCACGATGCACGGGTTTTTCGTTGTGACTGCCGTGCCTCGCGCCTGGAGTTTTGTGAGATACCCATCCGACCCGGTCGCCGAATTGGTGACCGTGATCGCCATTCGCTCTGCCGTCTTGGTCTGGGTCACGGTGATGTCGCTCGTCAGATTTGTGCCGCCACCGCCGGATGCCGAGTTGAGAAGATAGTCGGTCGTCGCTGCCGGAGTCGTCCAGGCATCGACCTCCATCGCATTATTCGCGGCATCAGGATTCGGAAATTCAGCCTCAAAGGTCTTCGCCTCGCCCGGTGCCAGGGTGGGCGATGCCGAGCCGGTCTCAGGATGCGTCCAGAGTACAGCAACGCTTGCCGTGTCGAACGTCCGAGCCGTCGCCTCGACATGATTGACGATCGTCGACAACGGATCGGCCTGTTGGATTTGCTCAAACGTATGTACGGCCCCGTCAGCATCTGAGAACGTGGCCTGGGAGGTCGTCGAGGCCGTTTCGGTCAGCCGATGATACCGACTCTCAAAGGCGACCTGCCCCGACTTGCTTTCCTTGATGAACCCGGCCTCGGCTTCCTCGACGAGCCGCAGGGCGTCGATGGTCTTCTTGCCCGACATCCAGAATCGGCTGATCGTGGTCTTGCCAGTATCCAAATCGCGGTCATCGGCTGAAGTCCATCCCACATCATCGAGGATGTCCCCGACAGCTTGATCGGTGCGCCGGTTGGTTTGGCTTGCCAACTGGGTCTCAAACTGGTTGAGGTATCCCAGCGTACCGAACGCCGTGAGGGTCGCTGTCTTGCGACCCACTGCCGCCGGAGCGGGCTTGATCCGGTCGAGCTTGCCCTGCCACCGGACGCCGTCGTTGAATGCCACCGGGAACGTATAGGGGAATGAACCTGACCCGGCCTGGAGTTTGATCGATCGGCCTGGGAGGATGTTACCCGTCAGGGCCGAGGATGTATTGCTGGGGCTGTACTTGCCCTCGGTGTTGATCAGCGTCGCGGTCAGTTTGCCGGCAACGCTTCTGCCCTGGAGGGCCGAGGCATAGTCCCGCCCACGACTCCACGACAGCGACAGGGTATCGCCGCTGATGTCATCGTTAGCGTCGGTGAAATCCCCGTCATTATTCCAATCGACGAGGAGGGTATAAGAACCGGGCATTAGGCCACCTCAACAACATCCCCAGTCTTGACATTCACCCCGTTGGTGGTGGACTTGAGGTCATCGAGTTCGGCCTGCAATTCCTCGCGGAGCCGCTCGGCGATGATTCTCCTCAATTGCTCGGCGGCGAGTACGTTCTGGGAGAGTAAAGCCTGCAAGTCTGCATCGGTGATGCCTTCGTTCGCTGCCATTTTGGGCTCCTTACTCAGATTCTACAGGACGGACGGAACCATCCCAGGCCGTGCAAATCGCACAGTCGGAGGCGTGCTGCCGTGCTGTCGGTACGGTCGTTACTTTGGCAAGCTCGGCGGTCTGATTCCCTGCCGTGAGTTTCGTTCCGTATTGCTGCCACGCAACCACCGTGTTGACGGCACTGTTCACGCTATTCCGCAACTCCTCCAGATGCTCTCGGACGTCTTCGTTCGTTGCCATGCTACGCTCCTATCGCCTCAAGGCGTCTGCTCAATTCGTCATACTGCGAGTCCATCCGGTGGCGGTTCTGGTAGATACCGCCAGCCAGGAGTCGGGTCAACGGCTGAATCCGCATATGGTAACCGCTAGAAGCCTCAGCGACTGGTATCAGGATACCCATCTCGACCATACGCTCCCGATTTGCCAGACGTTGCTCCTCGGTGATCTCCGGCACTAAATCTTCGACGCCCTCGCCCGAATACGCGAATCTCTGCAACTCCGTGGCATCGTCGTACTCGTCGAATAAATCTACCTGGGCTGCGGAACCGGAACCACTGAGGTCAACGCTTAGAACGCCCGTCTTCGTCAGAATCATGCCCTGGTTCCGAGTGTTCGCATCATAAACATTTACCGCAAACTGTCCGCTGTTATCGGCTCCCGCTCGTATAGCCTCAAGCTCAACACAATTCTGAGCGGTGGCGGCTGCATCTCCAATCTTTAACTGTATATGGAGACCGAATCCATCAGCCATGTCCCCGTCTGTGCGGTTCTCAAATCGGAAAACACCTGCCGGTGTATTCGTGCCTGACGTATCCCTGCGCTGTGTCGAGAACCCCCCAGCAAGATGCGTGCCGCCCGTGCCGTCGTGCGACAGTGTCGTAGCCGTCCAATCGTTGCCCGATGCTCCGACGTTTACTAGGCCAGCAGCGTTGCTCTGGAGGTCAACTCCTCCACTAACACTCAAGGCCATCAGGTTTGAAACAGCCTTCATCGTTATTATATTGCCGTCGTGGTTGTAACTGAGCAGCCCTGTATTGTTAGCGTCCGCATCGCCGAAGATGATGTAGTTTACTTTATCGTTCGGTGTGAGGAACTGGATGCCAGCATCGTCAGAATGCTCAATCGTCAGTTGGGTCACTCCATTGGATGCAACAGTTCCCGCAGACCCCTCCCAAATATGTAGGCGGTCAGTGTCAGGGGTGGGAGATGACCCCGCCAGGGCGATCAGAAGGTCGCCATCTGTCGAGATGGTATTCCCGTCAAGGGTGATATTGTCGGCGACCAGCGAACCCCCCGTTATGGCCCCGGTCGTCGTGATGGTCGACGAGCCGTTGTTAATCGTCCCGAATCCCGACGTAATCGAGCCAGCGTTCAAGGCTCCGACTGTCGTCAACGTCCCGCCGCTATTGCTTGCCGCGTGTGCGTGGTTCGCGTTGGCGAATCCGGTCGAGGAGATCGTCGGAGTCGTAAGGGTCAGGCCTGCCAGGGTCGCCGACCACGCCGGGATGCCTGACGCGAGGTGCAGGACGGTATTGTCGGCCCCTTTGCCCAGTCTGGATAACTGGGACGAGGACGAGGCATAGACGATATCGCCCGTGGCCTGGGAGTCGATAACGTGTGTCCCGACCGCTTCCCATTCGGCCTGTGTTAGTTCGGTTCCGACTGAGCCGTGTTTTAGTTCGTTTGCCATCGTATACCTCTACGCTGTCGCTAGGATGCCGCCGAACCCGCCCCGGCGAACGCCGTCCTGTATCGCCTCGGTGACCTTCTCCTCAAAATCGTCGAACCCGTATGTAGGGCCGAGGATGTTGATCGTGATCCCACCTGCTCCTCCACGACCCAGCGGCACCACTGCCTCCGGCCCAGCTTCTCCGAGCATCGCCAGGGTCGGCGATCGGACGATACCGCCCTTCGCGAGTTTCGGTATCTCTGGAATGTTGAGCGAGAAGCCTTTCCCACCGATCCCAGGAACCCACTTAGGAACCTTGATGCTGATCATATTCGCGCCTCGGATCATCAGGTTCAACGCTGAGATCAGGAGATTCACGTATCCCTTGATCCCGTCCACGACTAAGGAAACCGTGGTCTTCATCCCGTTCCAGATCGTGTCCCAATTGTCCTTGAGGAAAAACAGCCCTTTGAGCAGCGCACCGCCGGGGAGAAGCCAACCCAGCTTGGAATTGAACACCGACTCCAGCTTCCCCATAACTGTATCGAATAAGGATTTGATCGCGTTCCAGACCGTGTCCCAGGTTTTCTTCAATACAAGGACAATTTTGTCCCAGTTCTTGAAGATGAGAATCCCAGCTACTATTGCCGCGCCGATTCCAATAATGATCAATCCGATCGGCCCCATCGCGAGGTTCAAAGCCGTCATCGCCGCCGTCTGGAGCCACGTCGCCGCCGTCGCTATCGTCTGGGATGCAGCCATCGCGGAGATGCCGGTGGCGATCGCAGGCATCATGATCACCATCGGGCCGAGGGCCGTCGCCATGTTCCCGATAGGAGCCAGCGCAGCCTTCGTGCGGTTCTTCATGATGTCGAATTTGTCGCTCATCGTCAGGGTCGCCGCTCCGAGTTCCGCGACCTTGCCCTCGGACTCGCCCATCGCCTTCAGCATGTCGTCGAGACTGAACACGCCCTTGTCGATGGCGTCCTTGAATCGAACACCGGCCCCGGCACCGAAGTTGTCCGTCGCAATCGCCATTGCCTCGGTTTCTGTCTCGGCGTTCTGGATGCTGGCGATCATATCCTGCAATCCCGCCGATATGTCGGTCACGCCCTCCTTCGCCAGCTTCTGGACGGCGGTGTTCAGACCCGGCATCATCTTGGAGGCCGATAGCCCTGCCGCTTCCATGTTGCCGACCAGCGCGGTGGCCTCGTCTAAGCTCAGACCCATCGTCTGCAATTGTGGCCCGAACTTGACGATCGTAGATGCCAGTGCGGACATCGGAACACCGACAGCCTGGGAGACTGCGGTGAGCTTGTCGAGTTGGAGGCGGGTCTCCTCTGCCGGTACACCGAAAGCCAACATCGAGTCTGCGACCGACTTGATCATCGGCCCTGCTTCCTCGCCCATCGCCCGCGATACGTCGAGGAACGCCTTCGTCACATCCTCAAGGGCTTCGCCCTCCAGACCCATCTCGGTATTGATGTCGGCGATCGCAGCAGACACCGTTGCCGCGTCCTGTGGGACGGTTGCCCAGACATCCTTGAACGACTGGGTCAGCCCTTCCAGTTGTTCGCCGGTTGCACCGGTTCCGGCGGCGATTGTATTCGTCGCCTCCTGATACTCTTGGCCGAGTTTCGCCGCAGCCGCAGCCGCGACCGTCAGACCGGCCCCAGCCATCGCGACGCCTTTCATAGCCGACCGCATCTTGCCGCCCATGCCCTTGACGTTGGACTCGGCCTTCTTGGTGTCTGCGTCAACCGTTATGGTGACTGTGTTAGCCACTCGTCTCCTCCACTTTGCCCTCGCTCACGATGGTTAGCATCCGCAGTATCCCAACATCCTCGGCCAATACCGCCGACGGCAGGCAGCTATACCGCTGGCAGATACCGTCGACGATTTCAGCCATCTCTAACTCGACCGGCTTGCTGATCGGCCTGCCGTCCTGATACGTCCCGCCTCGCACAGCCTTCCAGCGGGCTATGTCGAGGCCGAGACTTCCCCCGATGTCGTCGCCGCAGACGTCCACGCGCCGAGGATCGCCGTACCGAGCGCGGGAGGCAGGGTCAGGAACCCATCTGCGTCCGCAGTCAATTCGGTGCCGTCCTCATCGTGGAGGTTCCACGTCTCCAGTATCTCGTCACCGAACATGCGGAAGGCAGCGCGGAGGCCATCTGGGTCAGCATCCGCACCGCCCGCCAGGGTCTGGAGGTCGAGGAACGTCCGCAGATCGACGTCGAGCCGGGTCTCGATGTGCATCCCCGCATATTCGGGATCGGCAAACTCAAGGACGGCCCGACGCCGCTGTACGGTGTACGGCCTGATACCAACGCCGTTAGTGCTGATGACCATCAGACTGTAGTCCAAGCGGGAACCGTACCATCTGCGAGGCTTAGAGTAGCCGACCATGTCAACGCACCGTCGCTCCCGCGAGTGATGCTATAACCCGACACAACCGTCTCCATCGCCAGCTTCGGGTTGGATGAGGAGTTCCCACCGATCCTCAAGTCGAACGTCCGAGTCCCGGTGCGCGTTTTGAACACGTCGTGAGATTTGTTACTCGCAGCGTTGAAGAACCCGTTGATCGTCACGTCGCCATCGCTCATGCCCGTGATCCGCTCTCGCGCCGACTTGTCGAGGCCGGTGGTCTCGACCAACTCCTGTGGGATGTTGATCCCATAGTCGCCGATGTCATTGGAGATATCTCTCGCCGTGCCGCCGGAGTCGTCCACTGCCAAGTAATCGCCCAGCCCTGTCTGCTTCGCCATGATTTCGACCTCCTATAGTCGCGTGAATCCCACTGCAATCTTCGCGTCGCTAAATGTCCCCGTCGTCGTTACTTTTATATACCTCTGAACTGTTCCTTCCATC